TATATCGGACGAGGCTGACGATCCTTACCATCATGGTTTCGAGTTAAAGCCGTGGGCCCGCGCCGACGAGCAGTTGAAGAAGCACCAGGAGATTTTGGTGATGGGAGGCAACCGGGCGGGGAAATCGGAATGGGCTGCGAAGCGGGTGGTCGAGTGTTTGGTACGGAATCCCGGCACGATCATTTGGTGCCTTACCGAGACTTCGGCTAATTCGATTCAGTTCCAGCAGAAGATGATTTTCAAATATTTACCGAAGGAGATGAAGAGTTTGGGTCGTGGGAAGGTGGGTTACGTGATGTACAGTTTGCGTAATGGCTTCACGGCCTCGAAGTTCAGTTTACCGAATCGGAGCGAGTGTATATTCCGAAACTGGAGCCAGGACATCTCGACGATAGAGGGGGGAGAGATCGGTTCGCAGGGAGAGGCTGCGGAGGGGTCTCACAACATAGGATTTTGGGCGGATGAATTGATTCCTTTGAGTTGGCTGGAGACGATCCGCTATCGTTGCGTGACTCGGGAGGCGAAGGGCTTGGTGACCTTCACGGCGGTTGATGGTTGGAACGCGGTGGTAAAGAGTTTGTTGACTGGGGCTCGGACGGATGAGGAGACCGACGCGGAATTATTGCCTGGAGAGAAGGTTCCGCTGGTGCAGCAGCCTTTGCGTAAGGCGTCTACGGTGGTTTACTTTCACATTTCGGAAAATCCGTTCGGCGGATATGAGGCTATGAAGGCTCAACTGGAGGGAGAGAAGCGGGACGTCATATTGTGTCGGGCGTACGGGGTTCCGGTCAAAAGCAGTCGTACTGTTTTCCCGAATCTGACGGATTCCAACGTGGCTCGTCACGAGGACATACCGATTTTAAAGAACCCTGCGGACAATCCGGCGACCTGGGTATTGTCGATAGATCCTGCCGGAGCGAAGCCTTGGACGATGGTATTGTTCGGGGTGGATGCTCACCAGGTTGCCTGGGCTGTGGCTGAGTTCCCCGACTTCGATGGATTCGGTCCTTGGATGGATTTGAGCAAGGAGAAGGGACGTCCGGGCGAAGCGGCTCAACCGAATGGATATGGCATCGAGGATTATGCCGAGGCGATCAAGCGGATGGAGGGTGGCCGCGAGAACGTGGAGCGGATCATTGACCCTAGGTTGGGTGCTGCGAGTTACCAGAAGGCGGAGGGCTCGAGCAATATTATTTCGGATTTGAGTGATGCCGGGGTGCCTGTGTATGCGGCGGAGGCACTGGACATCGAGACGGGCATTCAGGCGATCAACAACTTGTTAAGCTGGGATCGCGATTCGGAGATGAGTTTGTCGAACAAGCCGAGGCTGATGTTTTCGGATCGTTGTCAGAATTTGCGGGCGTGTATGCAGGAGTATCAGCCGAGTGATGGGGCGAAGGCGATCAGCAAGGACTTCGTTGATTGCGTGAGATATTTTTGCGTGGGGAACTACGAGCATTACGAGGAGGCGGATTTGGTGGCCTCTGGGACTGGAGGGTATTGAGATGGGACGGAAGCGAAAGCGCAGGGTATCGAAGCCGGCTAGTCGCGAGGTGAGGGAGAAGATCGTCACTTTGCGGGATGCGGGCATGTCGTGGGGGAAGTTGTCGGCGGAGATGGACATGCCGTCATCGACTGTTTTGGGGATCTACAAGCGTGAGACTGGCCCTGCGGTGGAGGTTTTGCCCTCTCCTGCCCCGTCGTCGGAGACGGAGTCGGTTGAGGCGCGTGTATTGAAGACGTTTCCGAATCCTCGATTGATCTGCATATATTTTGGTGATCGCAAGGAGGGTCGGCTTGCGAAGTGCGTGGTGAAGCCTCGAGTGAGGTGGGTGCCTAACGCGAAGTTGTGGGTAATTCCGGTGGAGGGCGGCGATGAGTTGTACAGACTTGAGAGAGACTTCGGTTGAGCGCGACGAGCGGGTGGACTGCATGTTGCGTGAGATGGTTGTTTTGGAGGGGTTGGAGAGTCTGACGGAGGGTCGTCCCGTTCGTGGGTATGATTTAAAGGAGATTGGTGATTTCGTGGGCGTTGGGGCTGCAACTATTTTAAGGATTGAGCAAAATGCTCTGAAAAAGATCCGCGAGAAAGTGATATAATGGGAATTGAACTGGGAGAAAATGATGGAATCTGAAGAAAACGAGGTACAGGAATATAAAAGCGAGCCGGACGTCGAGGAGCTGAAGAGCGACTTTGATCGTTGCAGGATAAGTTTGTCTTATTGGAAGGACAAGGCCGAGGAGGCTCGCGACGTTCGTCGAAACGAGTGGGCGGGCAAGGGTCGCTATGGTCGAAAGGAAGGGGCTGGGGCATTCCCTTGGGAGGGCGCCAGCGATCTGGAGCCTAATTTGGTGAACCCTTTGATCGACGGGGACGTGGCTTTATTGAAGAGTAGTTTGGCCAAGGGGAATTTGGTAGCGGCTCCGGTGGAGTCGGGAGACATCACGACGGCGAAGTTGGTGACTGAGTTCATGCAGTGGCGTCTTGGGACGATGGCTGAGTTGCAGAGGGAGGCCGGGGTGGCGGCTAATTTGTTGTTGGAGACTGGGATTGCCTTTCTCGGGGTTTACTGGAAGCGAGAGGTGACGCGGGTTTACGAGCCTTTGACCTTGGAGGAGGTGGCCGAGCAGTCGCCGGAGGTTGCGGCTGCCATTTCCGATCCCGACATGGCGGAGGGCGTGATCGACATGATGTCGGCGGCGTTTCCGAATTTGCGGAGGAGTCGCGTGAAGCGCATGGTGAAGGAGTTGCGCGACGACGGGGCGACTGAGATCCCGACTGAGAGGGTCGTGTCGAATCGTCCTGCGGTTCGGACTTACGAGTTGGGTCGCGACTTGATTTTGGACTCGAACGTTTTGGATTTGCAGACTGCGCGGGCTGTTTACTGCGTCCATTGGTACACGCCGGAGACCTTGAAGGAGAAGGTTTTGCTCGAGGGTTGGGATTCTGATTTCGTTGATGAAGCCATTAGCGTTACTACTGGTGAGTTCGATGGTCAATCGACGTTTTCGGAGTATCAGTTCACTGGTCAGGTGGCGATGCCGCAGGACTATGATGGTTTGGTGAAGTTGATCACGTGCTATCGGAAGGACATCGACGAGGACGGGGTGCCTGTTTGCTCGACGACGATCTTCAGCGAGGGGGTGGAAGGTTATGCGATGCACGGCCCGAGCATGTATGATCCTGGGCGGTATCCTTTCGTGGCGATCACGCGGGAGCATTTGTCGAGGAGGCTTTTGGACAGTCGGGGTTATCCCGAATTGTTGAGGTCGTATCAGTTGGCGGTGAAGACGGAGATGGATTCGAGGCGTGACGCGGCGAGTCTTTCGACCGTGCCTCCGGTTGAATATTTGGTGGGTCGCCGTCCGGAGAAGCTCGGACCCGGAACGCAAGTGCCGGTCCGCCGGAGGGGAGAGGTTGGGTACATGGAAATTCCCAAGCAATCCAGGGCCTCTACGGATGTGGAGATGCAATTGCGGGCTTTGGCTAACCGTGTGACTGGTCGAGCGACGAGCGATCTCGACGTGGTGGAGGCGAACGTGATGCGTCAGGGTTTGGTGAACAACTGGCTGCACGGCTGGAAGGAGGTCTTGCGGATGTGTTGGAGTTTGCAGCGCAGTTATGGGACGCCGGATTTATGGTTTCGCGTGACGGGCAATGAGCAAGGCGCCCAGATCGTGATGGACGAGACTGCCGAGTTGTATGATTTCGACATTACTTGGGACTCGATGAATGCGGATTCGGAGAAGGTTTTGAAGAAATTGGAGACGGTCGGCCAGGTCTTGGCGCAGTATGATCGAAGCGGTCAGGCTCGCTATGACGAATACTTGAGGATATTCCTCGAGGCGGTTGACCCGAATTTGGCGAGCAAGTTGATTGCTCCGGCGCAGGAGGCGACGAACAAGGAGATCGAGGAGACTTCGGCGGACTTGGCGAAGATATTCTCGGGCCAGGTGGTGACGGCTCCGCAGAATGCGAACGTTCAGTTGCGGATGCAGTTGATGCAGCAATATCTGGAAGGCACTCAAGAGATTCCTGCGGAGGACGTCCAAGCTCGGGTGCAGGAGGACGAGCAGTTCGCGGCCAGGTTGCAGAATTATGCTTCTCAGTTGGAGTTCCAGCTTGTCCAGCATCGGAACGCGCTTACCGGAGCCCTAGGGGCTCCTCCGGGCAACGTGCCGGCAACCTCCATTCCGGCTTAGTCATGCCTTTCAAGAAGACCAAGACCGGGAAGTATCGTTCGCCGAGCGGGAGATTGATGACGTTGGGTCAAGTGAAGGCTTATTATGCCAAGCAGAAGCCCAAGGCGAGGAAGGGAACCAAGAAAAAATGAGATGAATTTATCGAAAGCGATTGCCCATTTGCATGGCCGAGACGACTGGAACGCGGTTTTGGATTATTTGGAGAAAGAGCGCGAGAGTTGTTTGTCTGATTTCCAAGATCCCGAGCGGCTGGAGAATCCGCAGGCGTTGGCTCGTTTGGCCGGAGAGATTTCGGCTTTCGACCGCGCCTTGAGGAATTTGCGTTATGACGAGGGAACTGACGCCGGTTGAGAAATTCGGGGTCGAGGTTCGGGCGGTCTTGGATCGTTGGACCGAGGAGAGCGATCTCGCTGACCTTGATTTGGCGGAGGAAGCTGCGCGGGTGATTAATGAATGGTTGAACGAGGACTTTATGATTTTCGAGGCGGACGACTACCCTGATGGCGAACCAGTCTAAGAAAGAGGGAGCTGGATATGAGTCTCGGTTTACGTCCGACGCCATAGCGCGCGGCTTCGACGTCTTGGAACCGGCTGGGGATTATTTAACTTACGACCGGGTTGTGGTCAATCAGAGCGGGGAGACTTTTCGGATTCAGGTGAAGGGTACTTCGTCGCGGCAAAAGGGAAAGCAGAGCTTTAAGGTTTTGGCGGCGACGGGATGCGGGGGCCGCGTCAAGAAGTTATTGACCGAGGATGATGCGGACGTGTTGGCGGCTTTTGTGGCGCCGGCGTCGGCATGGTATTTTATTCCGGTGGCCAAGTTGACTTCAAAAAACGTCGTGGTGAGTCCTCTGGACCCCCGAAGCGTGGGCAAATATGAGCCGTATCGGGAGGCTTGGAACGTGTTCGCTTGAAGTTTTTTCAGTTATTTTCGGGTTGGTGAAATTGGAATCCGAAAAATCTATATAATGTGGTTTGGCTGGGATTGTTTCCCGGCAGTGAGACAGCGACTCAACCAAACGCAGCTATGGCAGAAGAGACTACTATTAGCGAGGCTCCGGCTACTGAATCGGGAGCAGAAAACGACAACGCGGGCATTTTGACGGTAGAAGACTTGGCGAACTCCTTTGCGGATCGAGTCGAGGCGGATGCCGAGGAAAAGCCCACCGAAGCCGAGGCGACGGAGGCTACCGAGGCCGAAAGCGCAGAAGCGGCGGAGGAAGAGGAGGACGTTCTTTCACAGACTATCTCGCAAGAGGACGACGACGAGACGCCCGAAGAGGAGACTGAAGCGGAGGAATCCGCAGAGGAGGAATCGGAGGGGGAGTCGCCGGCGGTCGGTCGATTGCTTAAGCAGGTCGGGAAACTGACGGCGAGGGCGAAGGGAGCAGAGGAGACGGTCGAGGCCATGAAGGCTGAGATCACGAGCCTCAAGACCCAAGGGACCGGCAAGGCGGAGGCTCAGGGATCTCCGGTCTTGGACGACGTGGGCAACCTGGAGGACCTCGAGAAGGTTCGGCAGGAGGCGCTTTCGGCCAAGAAGTGGGCGATGACCCATCTCGGGAAGGATTACGTCGAAAGCGACGGCAAGGAATACGACGGGGATCAAATCCGCGAAATATTCGCCGCAGCGGACGAATACCTCACCGAGAAGATACCGGCTCGAAGTCAATTTCTCGAGCAGCGGAAGCAATGGCAAGTCGATGCGAACGCTACTTTCCCTTGGCTGGAAAGCCAGGATGGGGAACTTTACGAGCTATATTTACAGCTCAGGGGAAGCGATCAATACGGCGCCATTCTGGACGCTCTTCCAAACGGCGATTTCGTCGGGGCCACTTTGGCCCGAGGAGTGAAAGGGGTCCAGGACGATCAAGCTGCGCAGGGGAAACCCAAGAAGAAGAAATCGGCGCAGGCCAAGCCTCCCCCCAGTCAGGAGGGAGATGCGGCGCCGCCGGTTCAGTCCAAGCAGGCGAGAAGTCAGGCGAGAAAGAACAAAGCCCTCGGCAAAGGAGTAATATCGGAAGGCCAGTTGGCTGCTTATCTCACTGAATAAAACATTTAAAAAACAAGGA